ATATAACACTTACTTTGACAACTTAGCATTGCCACAAGGCTACACAAACGCCTTGCGCTGGTGTTTGGCTGAACGCTTGATGCCTATGTATGGCAAAGCAAGTGCAACCCAAATTCAGATGATTAATGCGTTTGCATCGCAGGCTAAAGCTACGGTGAAACGTACAAACATGAAACCACCTCAAGTCTCTCGCTACCCTGATTCGCTGCTTGTCGGCAAATCAAAGGACGCGGGCTGGATCCTAAGCGGAGGCTTTTTTCGTTAATTTTAAAACAAAACAAGATAAAAATGTATTACATTTATGCTCATTTAAGAAACGACACAAATCAACCTTTTTATGTTGGAAAAGGAAAGGGGAAACGTTGTTTTTTAAAAACTGGGCGTAATGAATATTGGCATCGGATTGTTGATAAGCATGGGTATCAAATCAATATTGTTACGGCAAATTTAGATGAAGAATTAGCATTTTTGGCTGAAACTGAATGTATTGATCTTTACAAAAAAATTGGTTATTCATTAGCAAATATGACTAATGGTGGAGAAGGTGCTTCTGGATACAAACATACAGAAGAACATAAACAAAAAATGCAAGGTAATCCTTATGGAAAACTTGTTAAAACAAATGGTTTTAAAGGAAAAACTCATTCTGATGAACAAAAAGCCAAATGGACTGTAACTCGCAAAGGGATAACTTCTCCAAGAAAAGGAGTTAAGTTAACTGAGGAAATCAAACAAAAAATGAGTAAAGCAAAAAAAGGAATTCCTTTAGTTGCCAGTCGTATTTTGTCTGATGAACAAGTGCGTGAAATTCGAGTTCTGTTAGTGAATAATACAATTGCTTCAATTTCCAGAAAATTCGGCGTTGGTGAATCGACCATTCGTAGAATTCGTGATGGCGAACGTTATTGCGAGGTTAAATAATGGCTGATTTTAACTTTGTTGGGGCAGCTTACGAAGCACCTTCCATTTATCAAGATGGACAAGACTGTATTAACTTTCGCCCTGAAGTTGACCCTACGAAGCCTGATGGTGCTCGTGGCGTGGTTGCTTTATACCCAACGCCTGGGCTGACAATTCAAGCCACTTTACCAAATCAACAGGAAGTGCGCGGCTTGCGTACTTTGTCTGGTGGGAATATTCTTGTTGCTGTGTGTGGTTCATACGTTTACGCATTAAATACTGCGTTAACTCCCGTCATCATCGGTCAATTGAACTCAACATCTGGTCGGGTATCAATTTCTGACAACGGTATTAACGTCTACATTGTGGATGGAACTTACCGTTATACGTGGGTTATTGGTACGCAAACGGCTGCGATTTTCACAGGGTCAACATCAGGTACTACCCTGACGGTTACTTCTGTTAAATCGGGGACTATTGCTGTTGGACAACAATTTTTTGCTATCGGCGGTGCTCAAGAAACCGTGATTACTGCGCTTGGCACAGGTACTGGTGGTATTGGTACATATACGATCAACATTAGCCAAAACCTTGCTTCTGCTCAGTTTTACACATCTTCAAGCGGCGCTATTGTAACTGGCGCAATTGCCGGTACTACGTTGACAGTCAGTGCTGTGTCAAGCGGAACTCTTTATGTTGGGCAAACAATTCAAGGTGCTGGTGTTACAGCCAACACTATGATTACTGCCCTTGGAACTGGCACAGGCGGCACAGGAACATACACGGTCAGCACTTCGCAAACCGTTGCATCTGAAACTTTGTATGCCCTAAATTGGACAGTTATTCCATCGTCTGACGGTGCGTTTACTGGCGGCAATACTGTGGACATTGTTGACAATTATTTTGTCTATAACCGACCAAACAGCCAACAATGGGGTGCTTCAAACCTTTTGTCGCCTGTTAGCCCTGCTCTTAGCTACTCAGCCAAAGACGGTGCGCCTGATAACCTTGTCTCCCTTATTGTTGACCACCGAGAAGTTTATTTGTTGGGTGAGGCATCATCTGAGGCGTGGGTGGATGTGGGCGCTGTGCCTTTTCCATTCCAGCGAATTCCAGGCACTTCTACGCAACACGGTATTGCAGCTAAGTTTTCCATGTCTCGCGTGGGCAATTCGTTTGCTTATGTGTCGCAAAACAGTCGCGGTCAAGCCCAAGTCATGCAAATGAACGGCTATCAGCCACAGCGTATCTCAACTCACGCAGTTGAGAATACATTGGTCAACCAAAAGATTTCAGACGCTATTTCATGGACTTATCAATTAGAAGGCCATGAGGTTTTCGTGGTGACGTTTCCAAGTATCGGCACAAACGGTCTAACTTGGGCTTATGACGTTACAACAGGTATGTGGCATAAGTGGTTGTACACAAACAACTTAGGCCAATACGAGCGTCATCGTGGTAATTGTGCTGCGTTGTTTCAGGGCATGGTTCTTTGTGGGGATTATTCCAACGGAAACATCTACGAGATTGATTCCACTAATTACACTGATAACGGTCAAAACGTGCGTAGATTGCGCCGCTGCCCTCATATCGTGACTGATTTGCAACGTCAATTCTTTGATGAGTTACAAATTCAATTCCAACCTGGTGTTGGTTTGTCTGGTATCACTACACCTCTTAATTCTGAATTAGTGGGAGCAAACCCTCAAGCCATGTTGCGCTGGTCAAGCGATGGTGGCTCTACATGGTCGCGTGAATACTGGGTTTCTATTGGTCTTGAAGGCAAATACAAGAATCGTGCTATTTGGCGCAGATTGGGTACAGCCCGAGATCGAGTGTATGAAATCGTTGTCTCAGACCCTGTGAAGGCGGTCATTGTTTCTGCCAACCTTAAAGCCTCTGAAGGGGAAAACTAATGGCTGGTGGAATTTACGGCTCAACTCAAACAAACCCATACCCGCAGTCGGAGTTTTTGGATAGCTCAACCAAACGCCCGACTCGTGCTTGGCAACAGTTCTTTCTTAACCTGTTGAACTTCTCATCGGCTACCACAGCAACGACAGGCTCTGGTAGCCTTCCTGCTGCGCCCGTAGGTTTTATAAACATTACGGTAAATGGTAAGCCTTTCAAAGTTCCGTACTACAATCAATAACATGACAATTGCACAAGAATTTGCTGAAAAATTGGGCACTTTTGAAGTTGACCCAAATATTGTCCATCATTTTTCTGATGGGCTGTATGCCAAGGAAATGACCATTCCAGCAAATTATCAGGCTTGTCAACACGCTCACAATTATTCGCATTTGTCTATTTTGGCAAAGGGTCGAGTTCTTGTTGAGACTGATGATTGGAAAAAAGAATTTAAAGCGCCTGCTTGTATTGAAATTAAAGCGGGTGTTTTTCACAAAATCACAAGTTTTGAGGATTGTGTTTGGTTTTGTGTTCACGCAACTGATGAAACCGACCCAGAAAAGGTCGATGAAATTTTGATTCAAAGGGGTTAATATGCCTTTAGGTTCTCTTACTGGCGCGGCAATTATGGGAGGCGGTAGCCTTTTGGGTGGATTGCTTGGTGCAGGCGCTTCTCAAAATGCAGCCAATACCCAAGCTAATGCCGCTTTGCAAGCTGCTCAAATTCAGCAAAATATGTTCAACACGCAGAACGCGCAACTTGCGCCGAATCGTGCTGCTGGATATAACGCCCTGAATCAACTTGGTGCATTAGGCTCTGGTACAACGCAAACCTATGATGCCAACGGCAACCCCACTGGTTCGCAAACTGGTTCTGGATACCTTCAGCACCAATTTAATGCTCAAGACCTTCAGGCTGGATTAGCGCCTAACTATGATTTCATGCTTAACCAAGGTCAAATGGCTAACCAACGTGCGGCAAACGTGGGCGGTGGTGCTATTGGTGGTAATGCTTTGCAAGGATTAGATCAGTTTACGCAAAATTACGCAGGTAATGCCTACCAAAATGCTTTTCAAAATTATCAAACTCAGCGCACAGGCATTTACAACACCTTAGCTGGTATTGCTGGCTTGGGTCAAAACGCTCAAAATACAACTGCTAACTTGGCCTCCGACACTGCTGGCGCATTAGGCCAAACAGCTATTGGTGGCGCGGCTGCTCAAGCGGCTGGAACTATTGGGGCAGCAAATGCTTTGTCTGGTGGCGCTCAAGGTGCGGCAAATGGTTATTTTTTAAATAACTTAATGCAAAACAGCCAAAACGGAATTAATCAATATTCAAATTCAAATGGTTGGGCTAATGGTGGCAGCGGAATGGTTAATGTCCCAGGTGAAGGCAATATGAGCATTGCCAATTTCTTTAATCCAAATTAAGGATAAATCATGGCTGACTTAACCACAACTCCTGTTGCTACACAGATTCAACCACCTAAAGGCATGAGCCTTGCGAATATGGTGAACTTGGCTGGTGGCATCCAAGCATACCAACAATCGCAACTACTTAATCCGTTGCAGCTTCAAAAAGCTCAATTGGAATTGCAACAAGCGCAACAAACATCGTCTTTGGCTGTGCGTGAGGCTGCGGCTAGAACATCTACAGCTGAAACTGGGTCTAAAAAAGCAAGTTCAGAATTGAACGCTTACTATCAAGATCAAACACGCAAAACTTACGGTGGTTTGTTAACCGACCCTGATTTCAATCCTAAAAACCCTAATCCTGAAGCTATCAAAGAAAAATTAAACGAAGCTAAGGATTATTTGGTTAACGTCATTGGTGTGCCTGAGCATGAAAGCAAGATGCACGACAAATTGTTGGAGCACATTGACAAGCATGGTGCTGCTGGCGCTCAACGAGTAATCCAAACAATCGCTAATGGCGTACAACAAGCAGGCACTAATACAGAGCAATTTGGTCAAGTTAACAAAGCGCCAACTTACATTAACCAAGGCCAGTATGCTGTGCCTGTGTACACATCGCCTTATCAAAGCGGTGGCCCAGGTCAAGCGCCAGCGGTGCAAATGCAATTGCCGCCAACAACTGAAATCGTTAATGCTGAAACTGGCGAAAAAGAATTGATTGGAAACACTCCTATCATTAACAGAAAATTAACAACAGCGCTCGGGCCTGCTCAAGCAGCTACTCAAGAAGCCGCTGGCAATGTTGTTAAGTCTGACATTTTGCAAACAATGTCGGATGCTTCTGCGGCTCAAAACCGCATTGCAACATTCCAAAAAATCAAACAACTTACACCTGAATCGTTTACTGGTGTTGGTGGCGAACGCAAAAAATTCTTGTCTGGCTTGGCTCAGTCTGTTGGTATCCCTGTTGCTGAACTTGAAACATCATCCACAGACGAATTGGCTAAAAATTCTAAGTTGTTGGCATTGGCTGGCGGCAATACCGATGCTGCTCGTTCAATTGCTGAAATGGCAACGCCTAACGCAAAGATGACCAAAGAGGCGATGTTGCGCGTTTCAGATCAATTGATTGGCATGGAAAAAATGAAGTTGGCAAAAGCCGCTTACCTTTCTTCTTCAATCAACAACCCTGCCGAATACAAACGCAAATTGGATACGTTTAACAATTTTTCAGACTTCCGTCTTTTCCAAGAAATGACGCCTGAAGAAGTCGCTAAATTGAAAGCATCCATGTCGCCTGCTCAACAACAAGAGATGAGCAACAAAATCAAGCAAGCAAGAGCATTAGGGATTATTCAATAATGGGAACTCTAGCCGAATTGTGGGACGCGCCCACTACTGAAAAAAAGACAACGCAGGATGTTGCTCCTAAGCGCAATGCGTTTTCTACGTATGTGCCTGGTACACAAATCGGCTCAGAAGCCACTTCTAACTTAGCTGATTTGTGGGAACAAACACCTGCCACAGAACAGCCAAAAGAAGAACAACAACACGGCATTGTTGCTGATGCCATTAAAAAAGCATTTGAAGCTCGTCACAAATTTAATCAAACCGTTGCTGGTGTAGGCGAAGCTGGATTGACCGCATTAACTGGCTCTGTTGCTGCTCCATTGGCTGCGGCTACTGGTTTGGTTTATGGCGCTCGTGGCGGAAATCCAGAAGAACAAGCTCGTAACTTAATGCAGCAAATGACCTATCAGCCAAGAACGGCTAAAGGTCAAGAGTATGTGCAATCATTGCAAAATGCGTTTGAAGCATCTAAATTGCCGCCTGTTTTCCCTGAAGCCCAATCATTGGTTGGAGCGCTGCCGAATCGTGCCGCTGTTAAAGCCGCTATTCCTGAATTTACCATTGAACGTCAGAATGTAAAACCTGTTGTTAATGCAATTGAAAATGTAAAACCTGCCACAGCGGGTAGTGTTGGCTCTGCCAAAGTTGAGTTCAATCCTTACGCTGGTCAAATTACTGGTGAAGAAAGTGCTCGCGGTCAATTTCCACAGGTAAAACTTTCAAAAACTACGGAAGATGTAAAGCCACAAGAACAAATAACACGCGCAACTATTGCAAAAGAAATTTTGCAAGAAGGTGGTGTTGATTCAAGTCAAGTAAGACCTGGTGTTGTTACTGGTAATGAAAACACATTACGTAATGAACATACAGAAGCAAAATCAGCAAATCCAACGCCAAAAAGCGAATTGTTAAAAAGCCAAATTGCTAATGAGCAAATTGCTTTGTCCAACTATGCCCAAAAGCGTATTGAGAATACAGGCGCAAGTTCAACACTTGTAACGCCTTATGAACGTGGTGAGCGCATCAACAGTACTTTTACTGGCGATGAAGGAATTTCTGGTTTTATTAAAGGCGAAAAACAAAAGTTATATGATGAAGTCGCAACCAAAGTTGGCGGCAATCCAATTCAATCGTCTAATGTTGACGAATTATTTGGCAACAAACAATTTAAGGCTGGCCTTGGTCTGAAAGGCAACGAAGGCGTTGCAAAATCTGCTGAAGAACTTATTAATCTTGCTAAAACTGTTGGCTTTCAAGATGAAATGGGTCATGTTCATGCACCAAATACTATTGGTGCATGGATTGCTGTTCAGAAAGCATTGAACAGCGAATGGTCGCCTTCAAACGCAAAAATTATCCGAACTATTAATCAATCAATTGAGCGTGATATTGGGCAAGCTGGCGGTTTGGAAATGCTTAAAAAAGCAGACAGTTTGCATGAAGCGGAAAAAGTTTTGTTTGGTTCTAAAGGCATTAAACAAATATTTGGTGACATTGATCCTAATGGAGTTCAAACTGCCACAGCATTTGAGGCAATACCTCAAAAGTTAAATAGTATGCCTGTTGACCAATGGAAACACATTTACGAAACTGCTGAAAAAATTTCTAAGGGCGCACTTGAAGGGCCTATTGATAAAACTACAGGTTTGCCTAAATGGACAATCCCAATTCCTGATGAATTGCGCGTATCTGCACAATCTGCTGTTAATGAAATGCGCGGAAACATTGCTCGTGAAATTTATCAAGCTGGCGCTGCTAAAGCTGGTGAATGGAATCAAAACGCAGTCAATAAGATTTTGAACGCTCGCGCTGACAAAATTAAATTAGCTTTTTCACCTGAAGAACAAAAAGCGTTTCATACACTGAACGTAGGTGGTTATTTAATGCCAGGTGTTCATGGTTATGAAGGCGCTGGTTTGCAAGGTCAGCGTGTTCAAGGAATTATTGAGCATAATTTGCCTAAAGCTGGTGCAGCAACTGGAGCAACTATTGGTGGCGCAATTGGTGGGCCAACAGGTGCGGCTGTTGGTGGGTATTTGGGTGGTAAGGCGGGAACAACAGGTCAACAAATGTTGGCTGCTCGTCATATGACCAAAGAAGCGCAAAAATTAAAAGAACAAATGCAAAATACATCAAAACTTTCAGACATTGGTAAGGAACAAAAATGAGCGTTAATCTTTCACCTATTGGCAACGGTTTTCAATTCTTCACTAGCACAGGCTTGCCTTTAGCTGGTGGTCAAATCTACACCTATCAAGCAGGTTCAAGCACACCGCTTGCGACCTACTCTGATAACGGTGGTGTATATGCCAACACCAACCCTATCGTCTTGGGTTCAGATGGTCGCCCACAAACTGAGATTTGGTTGACCTACGGTTTTAACTACAAGTTTGTGTTGCAAGATGCTGTTGGCAATACCATTCAAACTTACGATAACTTATACGGTATTGTTGGAGTTCAATCATCTAGTGGCGCAACAATTCCTAGCGGATTAATTTCTTTGTGGTCAGGTGCAATTGGGTCTATTCCATCGGGCTGGTTATTGTGTGATGGTACTAATGGAACGCCTAACTTAAAAGATTCATTCATTGTTGGCGCGGGTAATTTGTATTCTGTTGGTGGAACTGGTGGTTCAACAGACGCTGTTGTGGTATCTCATACCCATACAGCCACTTCAACTTCAACAGTTACAGACCCTGGGCATCATCACAATTACACCGGTCCTTCTTCTGGTAGTGGCGGCGGTTTTGCTGGTGCTGGTTCAGGGTCTCAAGTTAATGGAGCCTTGACAACCACTTCAACAACTGGCATTTCCGTTGCAACCACTACAACCAACAATTCAACTGGTGTAAGCGGCACAAACGCAAACCTGCCTCCTTACTATGCTCTTGCATACATTATGAAATCATAAGGTGTTGAGATGGAAGAACAGACCATTACCCACAAAGAAATCTATGACCGCCTTGTTTTGGTGGAAACAAAGATTGATTCAATTGATACAAACACCAAAGGTTTGGTCGATGCTTTCCAATCGTTGCAAGGCGCTTTTAAGGTCTTAAGCTGGATTGCTTCTGCTGCCAAGCCTATTCTTTGGATAGCTGGCGCGTTTGGTGCGGCAACTGTGTTCTGGTCGCAACTTGTCAAAAAGTGAGTAGCCCATTGACCCGATCACCCTCCTTCTTGGCGCAGTCACTTTGGTCAAACAGATCAAAGCGGGTTGCGATCAACTCCATGAAGGACGCATGGCGATTGAGGAGTTCAAGAAGGGGACTGAACGCGCCATTGGTGACGTTAAAGCCATTGCAAAAGAAGTTTCAGGGATTTGGGTTTGGCTTAAGAGTTTATTTGGCGCTAAGAAAGCTGTTGTCGCCGTTGCAGAGCCTATTAAAAAAGTTAAACGTCACCAAGACCCTGAAGAACTCCAGGCACAACTTATCGTGGATGTTGGTCAAAAAATGGGAGACTTCTTTGATTTGCATCAGAAGCTCACAAATTATTACAAAGACCTTGAGGAAACATCAAACACGGTCTACGACCCAAACGCAAACCTTGCCAAGAACGCAATGGATAGGGCGCTCGTAGAACTTCAACTGGAGAACTTGAGCATAGAGATACGAGAGGCTATGGTGTATGCGCCGCCTGAGTTAAAGGACATATACACGAGGTTTCTCAAGATGCACAGTCGGATTGTTGAAGAACAGGAATTCGCAAGGCGTGAGCAAATCAGAAAAAGGAATGAGGCAAGATGGCTACGCGAGGAAATCAGCAAGCGCCGACAAATGCGGGTCGCCTTGGCGGTAACGCTCGGGCTTCTGGCGGCGTGGGTGTGGGGCTTGATGATTACTCTGCGTCTGACGACTCAGGATTTCATGCAATACTAATCTTGTTGGTGTTGTTGTTTGCTTTGTTAGTGCCTGCGGCTGGATACGTTTGGTATCGGGCATACGTGGCTGAAATGGCAATGGAGCATACTTTGCGAAAACTGCAACAGGCTCAGAAAGAAATTGAGGAAGCAAGGAAATGAAATGGTGGATTTTCTTGATTGCTTGCTTGGTGTTTATTTATCATTCAGAGGATGATTACAGATACCCATGCCAAAACCCTGACAACTGGAGTAACGATGAGTGCAAACCGCCAACCTGTCACGCAAATCAATCTTGCCCTGAATATTTTGAAAAAGATGGTCTCCAAAGATATAACGCCAGAGCAACAAATTACCAGCGATAGATCATTTGTCATTCGATGTTTAGCTGTCGGTTTGTTGTTTATTGTAATTATTTTTGGATATTCAGTGGTCAAAGAAGCGCAACCGTTGTTTTCCGAATCGCCCACTGATAAAGCAATCATTGCGGTTTTATCATTGATTTTGGGGCAAGCAATTCAAATCATTGCCAATTACCTTAACAGTTCTAAACCATTGTTACCAACAACGCCATGCCCACCAGCGTTTCCTGTTTCAACTTTGAACACGCCGATAACCACAATTAACACAATACCTAAACCAATCACGCCTGTTGCACCTGTTGCGGCAGTCACGCCAACTGCGCCAAAATCAACTAGGATTGCTGACGATGATTAATCCATACCTGCTTATTGGCGTATTGGCGCTTTGTGTGGCTGCTTTCTTTGAAGGCATCCATTACAAGTCATTGGAAGATCAAGCGGAAATCGCTAAACTTAATGAGCAAGCCAGACAAATTGAACAACAACGGGTGCAAGACGCAAACGATCACGCAACTAAATTAAGGCAAGCAAATGCAAAAGCTGACCAACAAATTACTAAGCTCAAGTCTGACGTTGCTTCTGGCGAGTTGCGGCTCAGTATCAGTGCCGTACAAGCCACCAGCAATCCCGCCTTTGCCACCAGAGTTGGGGGCGAAACAAGATGCGACATTGACCCAACGGCTGCTCAATCTATTGTCACCATCGCAGCAGACGGGGACAAAGCAATCAGACAATTGAACGAATTGATTGATTTTTACAACCAACTGAAAGGGTCAAAATGATTGAAAATTGGCAAACCTGTTTTAACCATGTGATGCAAAGTGAAGGCGGCTATGTTTGGGACAAAGACGATGCTGGCGGTGAAACCAATCACGGTGTGACCAAAGCAGCCTGGGCAGCATACATTGGCAGACCTGTACATGATGGTGAAATGAAAGCGTTGACGCTGGAAGAAGTTGAGCCGTTTTACAAATCACGCTATTGGGATGTGAACAAATGCGATGAATTACCCGCTGGCGTTGATTACGTTATGTTTGATTTTGGCGTAAATGCTGGCGTGAAACGTGCCGCTAAATTTTTGCAACAAGCCCTTGGAGTTACTGCCGATGGTTCAATTGGCGAATGGACGATTGAGGCTGCAAGAAACGTCAACACGCAAGAATTGATTGCCGCTTTCAGCCAAGTAAAAGATCAGTTTTATCGTGAACTGGTGCAAAAAAATCCCCATGACGAAAAATTTCTTCATGGGTGGTTAAATCGTGTTGCATCAGTGCAAAACACGGCAGATCAGATGGTTTAATCACAAAGGGATTCAATTACCAGCCAAACAGCAATTGCAACAACGGTAAAGAATCCTGCTCCAAAAAACAAGATTGTGCAAAGCATGAGGATGTTGTAAATATCGTCATCCATTGTTTTTCTCTTTGAGTTTGTCTGCAACTGCCCATATTGAGCCTAAAGTTAGCGAACGGTTTTCACGCAAAAGTGTTTCTAATTCTTCGCCAGTCAGGTCTACCCATGTGCGGGGTTGTGGGCGAGTGTCAATACGACCAGTTGCAATGTAACAATCTAACTGTTCTTTGGTAACGTCACCATATTGTTTTAGGTGGAATACAGGCTCACCCTGCTCTGCCTTGGGTTGTGGGTGAAAGTCGCTATGCTCTTTCATGGCCTCGCGGCTGAAAAAACAGGACGTAAACTCTTGCTGTTGCTTGGGTTGTGAATATTGACAAACACAATTCCATTTTCCACATAAGTTACATGGCATCGCTTACTCCTTTATGCCGTGGGCGGCTTCGATTGCTCTGGCAAAACGAGTTCTAAAGTCATTCACAATTCCGACCAAAGGCATATTTGCCACTGTGTCGGCGATTTCATCAATCTGCTCATCCGTTAGCGGCTTGCGGGGTTGTGGGTGGGTGTAAAGAGGTTTGCATGACCAACTTTCAAGCAACTTACCTTCTGGGTTGTCATACCAAATATCGTCTTCTTCGCCATTAGAGTCAATGGTCATCCACGCCACAGGTTCTTGCTTCTCTGCCTCTGCAATAATTGTTTTGGCAAACCAAGAATTGTGTTGAGAGCAAGGTGTTTTTAAGCAAGCATCAATATCGCCTTTTACTGTGCAATTCATACAAATGTCCATTGCTTCACTCATCATCTTCTCCCCAAATAAATGCGTTTAACAGTAAAAAGATAAGATGATTTTTTGTTTCTTTTTTCTGCTTCTGCTTTAGCTTCGGCAAGACTGTGATAAATTTTGTGAATCGTAAAAGCCTCAAGATGCCCATTTATCCTAAATGGTGCTCTAGGATGTTTACGAACAATCCAAATTGTGTTTATTTTTTGAATAACATCTTGCAACATATCTTCTTTGCTTAAAAAGATTTTCATTCATCTTCTCCCCAAGGATGGTTGATTGCATCAGCGTACAAAGCCAAGCAACCACCAACAATAAACAACACAACAATTACGCCAACAAAAATGTCAATCCAATCAGTCATTTTGTAACTCCTGAATAATTCGTTTACGCCAGCCGCTTGCCTTGTTTTCAATCAAACGGTATTTGTAGCAACCATTGCCAATGTATTCTTTGTCAATTTCGTGGCTACCAAATCGAGATTTACGCAAATGCCGCAATTGTGCGCTGATGCTTGCTGGTGGGTCGTTTGTAATGTCGGCAATGTCTGCAAGTGTGTACCAACCACCATCCTGAATTGCATTCCACACACGCAGCAATTGACCTGTCAAACGCGCATCATCACGCGATGGCACATAATCATCACCATCAAACCTCAATTCTAAATTTGTCATAAAGTACCTTTTAAAAGAAGTTCAAGCAAAGCCACCACAACCATTGCGGCGGCAAGCAACTCAAAATCATTCATTGATTTGTTCGCCTTTTTCCATTACCTCCGCAATTCGTCTTGCAGCATCGGCAATTTTTTCAGGCTCAATATTTACGCCAAACGGGATGCTTGACAGAATGGCATGAGCAGCCAGCGCATAGTACATTTTGAATGTTTCAGACATGGTTGTTTCCTTAAAACGGGATTTCAGAATCGTTGAAGTCATCTTTTGGCAAACCTTCGTAAGTCGGTTTTTGTGGGCGTGGCTCATTCAAAAAAGCCCAACCAGCCCAACCTCCCTCCATTAGCGGCAGGTTATCAATTTTCAGCATCAAACCATTTTTGGTGTCAATGACAGAGCCAATGCGTTGGTAGCGGTTTTTGGTTTTACCTTCTTTTTGGTAAGTGCCAACAACCGTGCTGACCTCATAAACTGTTTTGGACATTTTTTACTTTCAAGTGTGAATCAGGGTTTTCAAAGTTGCAATGCGTTGTTCTAATTCGGTTAAAAACAAATGCACTTCATTTTCTAAGTTGGCAATGTATTTGTCGTCACGCTCGATGCGGGTGATAAACAACTGCAAACCTTCGGGTGCGCGTGGGTCAAAACTTACAAAGTCATTCCACAAACGATTGGCGCAAGCCATTTGCCACTGGACTTGCGGCATATATTTGGTCGGCATTTTGCCAGCCAACAAAGTATCAAAATGCGTTGCGGTGTTTGGGCATTTGATCTCGACCATTCCATCATCACTCACCAACCCGTCTGGCGAGGCAGCGCACATTGGCAAAAATGGGTGGTCAATGATTCCTACCTCATCAACCAAAACATTCTTGCTTGCTTCATAAGCAGCACGGGCATACGGCTCGGTTTCTGTACCCCAATCCATCGCAGCATTGCTGAATGATTCTTGTTTTTTGCCTGTCAATCGTTCGCAAATTAATTGCGTCATGTAATTTTCACGGCTAGTGGAATACCCTGATTTGGTTTTGGCGATAACGTCAGCCACTTTGCTGGCGGTCACTTTGCCCAATCGGGCTTCAAACCATGCGTCTGTGCGTTGCTCCATTACAAACTCGCTTTCTTTGCGTCTTTAGCTGCAATCATTTTTTTCTGCCAATGTTTATCAGTGCCACATGCTTTGTAAGCCTCAAGATAAACCTTTTTGAGTTGATCTTCATCTGTTGCGTCTTGAATGGCAATCAGGTGGTCAGCCATGACGTTAATGTCAACGCTTGCAACTTCATGCGTTGTTTCGTCAGCGTCTGGTGTGCCTTCGATTGGGATGGCAAACGCTTGGAAACAAGCGTATTTGTAAGCCGCAGACATGGCTTTGTTGGTTGCCTTGTCGCCGCTATCCATTGCTTCGCCAAACGTCTTGACGGTGTGTTTAGACCCGTCTTCAACGGCAACAAAATCAAATTCAACTTCAACGGTCACATAAAACAATGTGCCACCTGATTTGCTTTGACGTTCCAAACAATCGCGTTTTAGCACTCGCGGCAAAATACACAAACCATTTGATGCCAACAAAGGCGCAATGGCTTGATACACATCGTCAATGCCTCGGAATTTGTATCCGCTGCCCTGACTGTTTGTGCGAGTTTTGCCAATACCAACAACAGACAACGCACCTTGCACTTTGTTGATTGATTCATAAACTTTCATCTTTAAGTTTCCTTTCGTTTTGTTTAATTAAGCGAAAAATTACATCGTGTTCTTTGGTAGACAACAAATGGTCGATGGTTTCACGGTCACCATTAACAGATACAGCTACGACTTCGTAATCTAAGCCCTTGTCTGTGAATTCGTATTCAATGAACAAATCTCGCTCACCGAGAATTTCATCCATTGACATTGGGTATTCAAATGTTTCAAAACTAATCATTTGACGCACCACAACATATGAACGAGAAAACCAGCGGCAAACGCCAACGTGATGTACACCCAAAATTCAGCATTTGAAGCTGGTTCGTCTTTGAATACAGGTGTTTGATATTCAAGCTGGTTGTTGTGCTTGACGGTGTTGGGAAACGCCTCGTCAAGTGTGCGCGGATACTGTCGGGTTGTGGGATTTAGATCAATCATCATGTGCTCCTTAAAAGACCGCAGTTTGCGGCATGGATAGAAGTGTATCAAGAAATTTACAAATAAACCAACAATTTGCAAAATATTTTTATTGTGTTGTATTTTTGTCAATTTACCTATACAATTTACGCATGACAAAAGAAGATGCTATCAAACGTGCAGGCTCACCTAGTGAGCTTGCTAGGCTGCTTGGATGCTCCAGGCAAGCTGTAAACAACTGGGTCAAGCTACCGCAGGGTAGGCTATGGCAGTTAAGGGTATTACGACCAGAATGGTTTGAGGTGATTGAATGAGGTGGGCATTGCTTATTGTTGCTTTTTTGTTGGCGCTCAATGGTGAAACTGCTTGGCTGCTTTTTATGATGATCGGAATGGTCTTGCACGGAATTGATATATAATTTTTTGAAAGACGCTTGGCGGCGTTTCGTAGTGGGGTTACACATGGAATCTGCTGGTACTACGCCAGTCCGCCAACATTCGCAAGAATGAGATTCCAGGTGTAGCCCCTTTTTTTTGGGTTGAAAATGAAAATTAAAAATTGGTCAAAGTTTCAGCATTTCAAAGATAGGAAACCACCTTGGGTCAAGTTGTATCGTGACGTTTTAGACGACATGGAATGGTATGAGTTAGACCCACTTGCTTGCAAAGTACTTGTGATGTGCTGGTTAATTGCTAGTGAAGATGAGGGTAGGCTGCCAACATCAAAAAATCTTGCATTTCGTTTAAGAATGACAGAAAAGCAAACTATTGATTGCTTAAACAAGTTGTCTCATTGGCTGGAACAAGATGATATCAATGTGATATCACAGCAATATCAAATTGATAGTCTAGAGACAGAGAGAGAGACAGAGAGAGAGACAGAGACAAAGAAAGCAACTAGCGTTGCTTGCCCACCAGATGTTTCAAAACAAGTTTGGGATGATTGGCTACAACTTCGTAAAACAAAAAAAGCATCTGTGACAAACACGGTTGTAAATGGTGCAAGAAAAGAAGCTGAAAAGTTGGGTTGGTCACTTGAGCAATTTTTGGCTGAATGGTGTACTCGTGGAAGCCAAGGGTTGAAAGCTGAATGGATTAGCAAAGACAATCCGATGAGCAAAACTGGTCAAACAAATCAAACGGTAATGTCTGGATTAACTCGAGGTTTAGTTGGAGGTGGCAATGTACGCTTACTTGGAAACTGATTTTTGTGATGCTGAAAGTGGCCTTGATTACATTTTTGGATATATGGGCGCAATTTACGGTGCATCATTTAACCGACATTGGGAAGGCATGGATTTGGGTTTGGTCAGGCAAGTTTGGCGTGAAAACCTTGGTCGGTTTCTTACATACAAGCCAAGTCTTGATTTTGCTTTGCGAAAATTGAATTCAGACTATCCACCATCGGCGCTTAAGTTTCGTGATTTATGCAATGCTGGCCCTGAAATTCCAAGCAAACCTGTGCAATTGGTCACACATCAAAAAACAGAGCGTGAATTGGCTGAAATTGAACGTCAAAAACAGATTGCTTTAAAAAGATTAGAAGAATTAAAAAACGAAATGAAAGGCAAGGTGGTATGAATGAGTTGGTTAATCAGTCAAGCCTTAATGAACTCGCTTTGTTTGCAGGAGCAGGTGGAGGAATACTTGGGGGAAAACTTCTTGGATGGCGAACAGTCTGCGCCGTTGAATGGGAAGCCTATCCAGCAAGCGTATTGTGCGCCCGACAAAATGACGGTCTTCTCCCGCCTTTCCCGATTTGGGATGACATACAAACTTTTAACGGAAGACCGTGGCGAGGAATTGTTGACGTTATATCTGGCGGATTTCCATGCCAAGACATTAGCGCCGCTGGAAAAGGCGCAGGAATTGACGGAGAGCGAAGCGGAATGTGGCGAGAAATGGCGCGGGTGGTTAGCGAAGTACGACCCAGATACGTTTTTGTGGAGAACAGCCCAATGCTCGTTACTCGAGGACTTGAACGAGTCATTGGAGACCTTACCGCGCTCGGGTATGACGCGAAGTGGACTGTTATGGGAGCTGCCGATGTTGGAGCAAACCATCAAAGGGACAGAATCTGGATTGTTGGAAAAATGGGCAACACCAACCACAATGGACAAATTGCCCCCAAAATCTCAACAAGCGTTGCTAAAGGAGGCAACACAAGCCAGACTTGGCCGCAGCAAACCAGCGAATTTGCGCGACCAAGTAAGCAATATGCAGAATTGGCCTACACCGACAGCACACATGGCGAAAGAAACCAATGCGCCAAGCGAACACAATCGGAACACACCAACATTGACAGCCCAAGTGAATTGGGCAACTCCAACAGTTTGCGGAAATTACAACAGGAAGGGACTAAGCAAGACAAGTGGAGATGGTCTTGCAACTCAAGTTGGTGGCAAGTTGAACCCAACGTGGGTAGAGTGGTTGATGGGATGGCCGCTAGGATGGACAGACTTAAAGCCATTGGAAACGGTCAAGTACCCTTATGCGCCGCAACAGCATGGAGAATCTTAAGTGAATAAACAAGAAGCACACCAAATCCTTGACCAACAAAAATCAGGTTTATATGTCGCACCCTACAAAATCAACCAAGCCCTTATCGCCACAGGAGACCTTAGAACACATGAAGAATTGCGAAGCGATAGAGTGGCAAGACAGATACAAGAACAAAGCCTACGAACATGGGGTGAACCATGCGAGAGCTTGGTGGGCTAAAACGATTGCAGACATAGAGCGCAGGCGTGGATACGATGCAGCTTATGACTTGCGTAAGCGCATGAACAAATTGAGGGAAACCAAATGAGCAAAGAAGAACTGATTGTTTTGTTGCGCTCGGTGGGCGTAGATGAGAACACCGTGACCGCCATGACAAACGCTTACGACCTTGGCGTGGAATGGCAAAAACAACAACAAAAAGAACCTAACATTGTGCGGGGTAGCGAATGAGACACGCTGCTCGGATCGATGCAAATCAAACGCAAGTGGTATCTGCTTTACGAGCCGCTGGCGCTTACGTCTGGATTATTGGTCTGCCAGTGGATATTTTGTGCGGATACCGCAACCATACTTTTTTGATTGAGATCAAATCTGACCACAAAAAAAAATTGACAAAATTACAACAGGAGTTTTTTGAGCATTGGATTGGTGGTACATTGTGCCGTGTTGACAACGCAGAAGCAGCCCTTCGAGCAATTGGGGCTATTAAGGACAAATGATGAGCGCCCATGAAGCAATTGATTACATCCTCAAAAACCGCAAAGAATTTGCAGCCGCAAAAGCTAAACGCTGCCACCTTGAAGAATTCAGAAAGTCCAAGAAGGCTTTACTGATGACAGAAGCCCTTAAAACAGGCATAGAGGCGGCAAACGCGCAAGAGCGATACGCATATAGCCACCCAGACTATCAGGCGCTTTTAGAGGGCTTGGCTGCGGCTATTGAAATCGAAGAATTCCTTAAGTGGGGAATGGAGGCTGCAAGGATGCGGGTTGATGTTTGGCGTAGCGAAGAAGCAAGTAACCGAATGACAGACAAGGTGACCCAATGACACAAGAAGACATCATTGAGATGTGGAAGAACTCAGGCGACTTAGAAATTATTGGTATGCCTTACAGCAAGATTGAAGCCTTTGCCAAATTGGTAGCAACCAAAGAGCGTGATAGAATGTGCGAACAATGTAATTGGAGTAAACATGAAAACGCAGCGTGCAATGAAGCCAATAAGTCAAAGGTTTTGGGATAAGGTCAACAAGAAAGCGCAAAACGGATGCTGGGAATGGACTAGCGCAATTCGCGGAAACGGATATGGCGCTTTCTTCACACATTTAATTGATGAAGGCCGTAAATGTCATGGCGCTCATCGTTACTCTTGGCAAATAGTTAATGGACAAATTCCAAACGGATTATGGGTTTTACATAAATGCGATAACCGCATTTGCGTTAATCCAGAGCATCTTTTTCTTGGCGATAGAACAGACAACATGAGAGATTGCGCCACTAAAAGGCGAGTTTGCATAATAGGCAAATCAAACCTTACGCATTGCAAAAGAGGACATGAGTTCACGCCAGAAAACACATGGAAAACAAAACAAGGATGGCGGCTTTGTAAGGCTTGCGATTCATTGAGAAAAAGAGGTGAAGCATGACATACGACGAACAAAAAGAACTTGAGACTTTGCGTGCATTTTCAGCAGGTCAACTCACAATTTCAAAGGTAACGGCAGAGCTTGGGCCTATGTCTCTGTGGTCAAAATCTGGATTTGACGCAGAGATTCGTAAGGCTGTCGAGGCTGAACGCGAGGCGTGTGCATTGATTGTCGAATTAAACGCAGATGCCTGTAGGTCAGATGGCGTTGCACAAATGTATCTTTACTCAAATGCCACAGCAATCCGAGCAAGGGGACAAGAATGAACTATGAAGCATGGATTGCCGAGAAGGTGAATAGCGGCAAAGAGGCGAACATCAGTTTGTGTTTGCTTGAAAAATTAATGTACGAGCCTGCGATCAAGCACTGGATTGAAAGCACAGCCAAGAAGTTGGGCTGCAAAGCCACTATTCATTGGAAAAGCGATGTAGTGACCTTTTACCCAGTGAGTGCAATATGAGTTTCATTGCTTTTGCACGAGCTTACAAAGTTTTAGACGAAATAAGGAGCATGAAGTGAGAAAGCAGTGCCGAAGAAAAATTTGGGCGACAAATATTGATATTGTGGGTCATGCTATTGCTGGCGCAAGCATTACAGACGAAGCAAGCCTAAACAAACTGCGTTTGGCTGAATTGTCAGCTTTGGAGGCTATGCGAATGGGTCAAGGCACAGTTGACGATTGGCGTATGTTGGTTGATTTAATGAACATTTGCGAGACATTTGCCAAAAGCGGTATCGGCCCTGAAGCCCTGCCAGATTGCAAATTAGCACAAGAAAGCCTACACAAAGCCGCTTTAAGGTACGAAAACACCGAGCGTATGGGTTTGGATGGGCAAGGCATTAAAGCGCTTCAAAACGTGCGGGAATGGCATGATTTACAGCGCACAAGCGTGGCAAGGTCGGTTTACGAGCGCATGATTGAGAAAACCCGCAACAATATTCGTTCACACGGTAAGGATGTGGTGGTGATATGACTGCCAGACCAAAGTTTAATTACTTTCGTAGCAAGCAACACCTGAAAAACGTAGCGTCACTGCCCTGCCAAATTTGTTATGTTGAAGGTAGAACACAGGCAAGCCATTCAAACCAAGCTAAACATGGAAAAGGCCGTTCGCTTCGTGCTAGTGACGAGTACACGGCTGCATTATGTGTTGAGCATCATTACGCAATTGACCAAGGTTCAAACCTTACAAAGCAACAGCGAGTTGATATGTGGAATGAAGCACATCAAAAAACTGTATGCCGCCTTGTTGAGCAGGGCTTGTGGCCTAAAGAGATAACGCCTTAGAACTTACGCATATTGGGCAGCGGTGCGTCTTTTTGTGATTTCCCTTGTGCCTCATGAGAACGGTGCATAGGATGTGCATGAGCCGCATCTGTCTTTTCGTGTTCGCGTAGTTCTTTTTCTAAACCCGCAACTTTGCGAGCTTCTGCTTTCCATTCACGTTCGATAACGTAGTTTGAAGGTTCACGGTGTTTGGGCTTTTCAGCTTTAACAGAAAATTTGGTTGCCATTGGAAAAACTCCTATAATGTGTGTGCCGATTATGGCAAATTTTTCTTTGCAAAGGAAATTGAAAATGGGTTATCCAAATATGGAAAAAGAGCCAAAGGGCGCTAAATCAAGCGACCGTAGTGGTGAAAAGAAAATTCATGTGTCTAAAGTTGACCGTGAAGCCTACGAGCCTGGCGTGTCTGGCGAGAAAATGCCCAAGGGTGTTTTGTCTAGCGATACATCTGGCGAGCGCAAGGCTAAGATTGTTGGCGGCGTTGCTATGGGCAAGGCTGACAGCATCGGTTCACGCGATGGTTCGCACATGGGTCGCGTTGATGGTCGTTGCGGCGAGATGAACACTGGTTCGTCTGAAAAAGTCGTGTACGATCACAAACGTAGCGATTACGGTAAGTAATGCGAAACCCCAAGAGTCAGTCGGGACTCAAGGGGCTTCTAGGCACAACAAAAAGAGGTTGTCATGCTTGGTGAACATTGTAAGTCTTGTATCTATTTCAAAGATACAGAAAGAGGCTCATTAGGAGTCTGTCGGCGTTTTCCAGCCCACCATAACAAAAGTCGTGAGGACTGGTGCGGTGAATTCAAAGCTGAAATGCTAACGCTGCCTGTTGTAGATATGCAACGCAAGCCAGGTCGCCCAAAGAAGGAGGTACAGAATGTACAAGCCTCTGAAGGATAAAGTCATTGTCAAGCCTGAGAAGCGGTTTACATCTGAATCGCTGGATTTAAGCATGGTGGCTGGCGCGGAAACTACTGGATACATTACCGCCGTGGGTGATGATGCTGCGGCGCATGGCTTAAATGTGGGCGATAAAGTACACTTTGGCACGATTGCTGACACATATAAAGATGAGTATTTGAAATATCACGACTTCAAAGAAAACGGTGAACGCTATCTGGTGATGAGTTGGCAAGATATTTGCTTTGTGGAGGAAATATGAGTTGGGCGCATATTGAAGAAGAAATTGAACTTAGAGCCGATATAACCCATATTGGTCAAATTCTTGAAAATCAAGAAAGAGTTGTCAATTGGATTAAAGGTAGAAAGTTTGAGATGGAAAAGCGCCTTAGACATTTGGAATACCGCAGATCAATTGATGAGCGTTCAACTAAAGTAAAAGTTGAAACTAATGGCGAAATACAATGAACGAAGCCTACAAGTTATTGTGGTTTCACGACTGCGCTGTAAAGCAAATGGAATGGCTGAAAGCGAACGGTGGCAGCTATGAGATGGTTGAATCGTTCAAAGAGTTTGTAAGCAGTTACGCAACAAAGATCAAGGAGATCAAAGATGCCGTTAATCAAGAGCAAATCAGACAAAGCGTTCAAAGAGAACATCAAAGCGGAAGTGAAGGCGGGTAAACCTGTCAAGCAAGCCGTGGCGATTGCGTACTTTGAAAAGCGAGAAGCTGCCAAAAAGCCTAAAAAGAAATAAAATCGGGTAAACCGAGGATTTCTATGCCATTTCTATCAGACCTATTAAATTCTGCAACGCAAAAAGCGAATAATTTTGTTCAGCATCCAGGACAAAGTTTGATTGATTTGGCTAATTCTGTGAATGAAAGAGCCAAAGCGCAAAACGCTCAAGAAGATGCGGAATTACAAGAATTTTTACGAACTAAAAAACTTAATGGTCCTATTCAAATGAAAGGTGCATTAGAGTTAGCGCAAGGGTACAACCCCGCTGGCATGACTGTTTGGCATGGTTCGCCTTATAAATTTGCGGCATTTGACCCTACCAAAATTGGTACAGGCGAAGGCGCTCAAGCATATGGGCATGGTTTGTATGTTGCTGAAAATAAAAAAACAGCACAAGATTACATGAAAATAGAGCCAGCAGGTTCATCTGCTGCTCCTAGAAGAACTTTACTAGGCCAAGAGGTTGAAGTTGGCACACCAGAATACAAAGTCGCACAGCTTGTTGATGAACTCGGTTTGTCTAAAGCAAGAAAGTTTATATCTGATTGGTCTAAAAATCCAACGCCTGACAGGGTTGATTTTGTTGGAAAAGCAAGTGATGTAATTCAAAATGTGACCAAAAAGGCTGATGCTAAAAATCTTGGTACAGGCAATTTGTACAAAATTGATTTGCCAGACGAACACATTGAAAAAATGCTTGATTGGGATAAGCCGTTAAGTGAGCAACCACAAGCAGTTAAAGATGCTTTGAAAGACTTGCCTCATCGTGGGTCTGATTGGACATACGGAACAACTATTGAATCAATAGATGCTGCTCCACATTTAAAAGAACAAAGTTATGGAATGAACCCAACAGGTCAAGAAATTTATAACAATTTGGGTAAATCTATGATGGTTGGTAACAATGCCAAAGGTCAAATAGAGGCTTCAAATACATTAAAACAACTAGGCATCCCAGGCATTAAATATTTTGACCAAGGCAGTAGAGGCGCAGGACAAGGTTCACGTAACTTTGTTGTATTCCCTGGCAACGAGCATCTTTTAAAAATACAAGATATAAACGGAAACCCCATTAAATGACCGAAGTAAAACGCCCAGTAGGTAGACCAAGCCTCTATGACCCCGCATATTGCGAGAAGGTCGTGGAATTGGGCAAACTGGGTAAATCCGTAGAGCAAATATCGGCGATTCTTAATGTATCGTTAAGAACAATGTATTCATGGCGTGACTCACATGAAGAATTTTTGCACGCCTTGGAAGATGCAAAGGCTTATGAGCAAGCATGGTGGGAAGATCAAGCGCAGAGTTACATGGTTGAGGATAAGGAAAGCGCAAAGCTGAACTCATCACTGTGGTCAAGAAGCATGGCGGCACGATTCCCCAAGAAGTACCGTGAAAGCGTGAAGCAAGAGATTACAGGGGTGGATGGTGCTCCATTGCTGACAGGCATCCAAGTCACATTCGTCAAACCTAATGAGTGACGTAAAGACCGCCATTGCTAACGCACAGTTTCCAGCCAAACTGGAGTGCTTATTCAACCCTAAGAATTCCCGCTATCGAGTGCTGTATGGTGGTCGTGGCGGCGCAAAGTCATGGGGTGTGGCTAGAGCATTGCTGATTAAGGGCGCTCAAGCACCATTGCGTATCCTTTGCGCTCGTGAGTTTCAGACTTCTATCAAGGATTCAGTTCACAAGCTACTGTGCGACCAGATCGCTGATATGGGTTTGGCTGGCTTCTACGAGATTACCGAAAAGTCCATCAAAGGCAAGAACGGCACAGAGTTCTTCTTTGTTGGCCTGCGAAACAACGTGGTCAACGTAAAGTCTATCGAAGGGGTTGATGTGTGTTGGGTAGAGGAGTCACAAACGGTTTCCCGCAATAGCTGGAACGTACTGATTCCCACCATTCGTAAAGAGCAGTCCGAGATTTGGGTGACGTTTAACCCTGAACTAGAGACTGACGAGACTTACCAGCGGTTTGTGGCTAACCCGCCTGCTAACGCCATTGTTCAAAAGATCAATTGGTCGGATAACCCTTGGTTTCCTGATACGCTCAAAGACGAGATGCTGGCGCTAAAGTCACGCGACCCTGCGGCACATAGAATTGTTTGGGAAGGCTTCTGCCGCATGACGGTGGACGGCGCTATCTTTGGCAAAGAGATGCAGATGGCCGAATTGGACAACCGAATCACTAATGTGCCATACGATGCCTCTAAGCCTGTTCACGCCGTGTTTGATTTGGGTTGGGCAGATATGACCTCTGTCTGGTTTGTGCAGTTTATTGGCATGGAAACACGCCTGATTCGCTACATTGAGGTCAACCAAACCACAATGACGGACATTTTGGCGAAGATGCAGACCTACGGCTATCTTTACGATACCCTGTGGCTGCCACACGATGCCCAAAATAAGACACTGGCATCGTCAGGACGCAGTATTGAGGACATTGTTAGGGCAGCAGGCTACAAGACTAAGGTTTTGGAGCGTGTGCCTGTGGTGGATTCGATCAACGCTGCAAGAACAATATTCAGGTCGTGTTATTTTGATAGAGATAATTGTGCCGAAGGGTTACAATGCCTCCGACACTATCGTTATGAAGTTGACTCCGAGACAGGCCAATTTAGCAGAACGCCTCTCCATGACCATTACAGTCACGGTGCAGACGCATTTAGATATATCGGGTTAATGGTGAACGAGCCTAGAGGCAGGCAGCGTCAAAAATCTGTGCCGCAGAACTATGGCGGCGCACACTCTTGGATGGGTAATTAAATGGCTGAATTCAATGAAAGCTCTTTGAGCGATTACGACCCTCGAATTGACGAGGCTATCCAGTTTTTGCGTTTGGCGAACGATGCCGACACAATGAATCGCCAAGAAGCATTGGAAGATTTGAAGTTCGTCAACGGCGATCAATGGCCTGTTGAACTACAAAACAGCCGAAACCTCGAATCTCGCCCTGTGCTGACGATTAACAAACTTGATGGTTATTGCCGCCAAGTGGTTAACCAGATTCGCCAGCAGCGCCCTCGCCCTAAAGTTCATGGCATGAACAGCCAAGCAGACGAAAAGACCGCGCAAGTCATCCAAGGCATCATTCGCCACATTGAAGCAAACTCTAACGCTGACAACGCCTATGACACAGCCACAGATTACGCTGTTCGCATGGGTTGGGGTTATATCCGTCTGCGTACAGATTATGTAAGTGATGACTCATTCGACCAAGAAATCTACATTGAGCCGATTGATAACCCATTTACGGTCTATTACGACATTAACTCAATCATGCCTGATGGGTCTGATGCAGAGCGTTGTTTGATTACAACAATGATGCGTAAGGCTGATTTCAGCAAGCTTTACCCTGATGCTGAAATCACATCGTTCACACAGCGCGGCACAGGCGACAGCCAATCTGAATGGATTACCAAAGAGGATATTCGCCTTGCTGAGTATTACTACATGGTGCGTGAACGTGCCAAACTGTATATGCTCAGTGACGGTTCTGCTACCTTTGCGACTGACAAAGACTTCTTCAAGCGCCTTGAAAACATGGGCATTGAGATCATTGACGAACGTGAATCGGTCAAGAAGTCGGTTAAATATTGCAAGCTGACAGCCAATGAAATTCTGGAAGAAGGCGAATGGGCGGGTAAATACCTACCCATTATTCCTGTTTACGGTCGCCATGTGATTGTGGGCGACAAACGCAAGAAGTTTGGCATGGTGCGTCACGCCAAAGATGCACAACGTATGTACAACTTCTGGCAAACCTCATTGACTGAATCAGTCGCCCTTGCACCCAAAGCCAAATGGATTATGGCTGAAGGTCAAGATGAGGGACATGAAATCGATTGGGCGCAGGCCAACATCAAATCATTCCCGCTGTTGCGCTACAAGCAAACCGACATTGATGGTCGTCAAGCGCCACCACCTACCCGCTTGCAGCCAGAGCCACCTCCTGCTGGCATTTTGGAAGCCACAGGTCTAATTGACCAAGATATTAAGGTCTTGATGGGTGTGTTTGACCCTGCTCAACTGAAGCAAGGCAACATCTCAGGCAAGGCTTTGAACGGTCAGCAACAGCAAGTTGACCTCAACAACTTTGACTTTTACGACAATTTGTGTAAATCGCAGGCTCAAGTCGCTCGTGCCATTCTTGACCTTATCCCCAAAATATACGACACCGAGCGTGTCATGCGGATTATTGGCGATGACGGTAAGCCTGAGTTGGTGACGGTTAACGAGCGTGATGCCGTGAACAACCTCATGAAAAACGACCTCACCGTTGGTCTTTACGATGTGGTGATGGACACAGGCCCAGGCTACAACAGCAAGCGCCAAGAGGCTTTGGAGACCATTACGCCTATCTTGTCGGCAGACCCACAGCTTATGTCTCAGATTGGCGATTTGTGGTTTAGGAACATGGATTTCCCTGGCGCAGACGTTATCGCAGACCGCTTGGCTACGCTCAACCCGCTGGCTAAGGTGGATGAGAAGTCCGATGTGCCGCCACAAGTTCAAATGGCTATGGCTCAGGCTCAGGCGCAAGTCCAGCAAATGCAACAAGCCATGCAACAAATGCAGAACGACATTAATTACGGCAAATCTGTTGCCCAAATTAAAGAAGAAGGCGCGACTAAGCGTGAACTGCTTAAAGCCACAGCCAAGGCACACAATACCGAAACAATGGCAGAGGTCAAGGTCAACGACCAGAATACCCGCGCCATTACGTCACAGAACAAAGTGGAGATTGAAGCGATCATGGAATTGCTGCTTCACCACATGGACACCAAGCGTCTTGAAAAGGAAATCCAAGTGCGTAATGCGGAACAATACGCTTACGCAAATCAGGCTAATCAAGACATTGCAAATCAATAAAATCAGTAGCATAATGGCTACTAAACCTTACCTGTGAGGTACACAGGGTTAAATCGTTGGGAAACGTATGTCCGAAAACCAAGCAGGTCAAGTATTGACTAGCGAAAATGCGGCTGAGTTCTATG